GCACCTTTGCGTCCGATGTCTGATCGTTCTCCTTTCTCAATGAATGTGTCATTCACTGGTTTGTTCTTCCCGTTCTTCGTGTATGGCCCGTGTACGTAGTCGTAGTTATCTGTGTCGCTCCCCATGGTGAAGCGCTCAAAGTGGACCCGTGTCCATCCGGGCCATGTGCTCTTGATGGTTGTGTACTTGACCTGCTTCTTGAGCTGTATGTAACCCTGAAGATGTGGAGTCCCCTGCTCTCCAACCTCCTCTGCCAAGCAGATGTATCTAACCTTGTCCTCATTGATGTCTAATATCTGCTGTCTCTCCATGGGAGTATAATTGTTGAGCGTCCAACAGTAAGCGAGCGTGGGCATGTGTCGTGGTTTTGTGGTTTCTGCCACCTCTCCTGTCTTATATAGACATATTTCTATTTTGGGCACCACCTGGCTGCACCCGGTTTCACCTGGTTTCAACCTGTTTGGGCGAAAGCCCAAGTCACTTCCGAGTCAGTACCCAGGTGGGGGTCCCAGTATTACCCCCCACCTGGATACCGGATACCCAAGTCACTATAAAAGGAGCCCAAGTCAATGTTTTTTTTTAATTAATGAACCATGGCCTACAAACGCAAGTTCTCCAACCGCCGATTCAAGAAGAAGACGAGTCGTCGTGGGAGGTTCACTCGGAGGGGTCCGAAGACTTTCAAAGCTCGTGTTACTCAAGTTCTGATGAAGAAGGTCGAAACGAAGATGTATCATTTTGCGGAGGAGAATATCCAACTCAATCACAACATCGGCAGAAACGTAGGAACTCTTCTGGTTCCTGTCACTGGTAGTTTTACTAATATCTTTAACATATGGGCCGATATCCCCAAGGGAACCGGTTCTTATAATCGTATTGGTGATCGTATCACTCCACGCGGTATGTCACTCAAGGTGTATCTGGCTAATAAGTCAGATCGTCCCAACTGTATGATTCGTGTTATCATAGCTCGTGTGCCGAAGGCTATCAATGGAACTGCCACTCTGGTGGGTAATGTTCAACCATTCGAGACAACTCTACAACTTGGAAATAATGGAAATAAAATGCTCATGAATGCCGACTCTGATCGTGGCATTAAATTCCTCTACGACAAGATTCATCATGTCGGTCCTCAGGTTCAAGGTGCTTGCACCGCTGGTCAAGGCTTTGTACTTAAGGAACAGACTAAGGTCTTTCGCCTATGGATCAAATCTAAGAAATCTCGGGACATTGTTTATGATTCTACTGGTTCATCTCAGATAGTGAACAATCCTATCCTCATGTGGGCTATCCCTTATGAACAATACTCAAGTCTGGAGACAGACACTGTTGCTACTTGTGCCTATGAAGGCAAGCTTTATTACAAAGATGTTTAAATCCGCGTAACGAAGTAGCGATCTCCGCTCCACTTGGTGTAGTCTGGTTCAAAGTTCGCGAAGAAGATCACGTGTGGCGGGCGAAAGAAGACCGTCTTGCTCTCGTACTTCGTCGAAACAACTCTGCCATTCTTCAAATCCTCGGCCAGAGAATACACTCCATCCAGATAGTGACTCCTCTCTCCCGTCGACTCCGCCGTCCTCGCCAAATCGAACAAAACGATGCTGGTCGGCTTCTGGGCATAGATATACGCCATGTCGACCTTCTTCCCGGCTGTCAAGATCGTCGCTCCGTGGACCGTGCCCAAGTAGTTGGCCATCCAACTCTTCCCCACATTGCCCTCTGCTTCCCAAATCCAATGAATCTTCCGAGGACAAGCTTCCTCCTCCACAACATCCTTCAAGGCTAGCTGCCACGGCCTCAGCGCAGCAGAGGCGTATTGCTCGCGCAAAGAGTCTTGCTGCTTCGTCGAGTCTCTCGCCTGCACGCGTTCTTTAATGAATCTTGAATACATAGCTGCTTGCTGAAAGTGTGTGTCACAAATGTCATCATAGCTCTCTCCATTGTCAATGGCATCTTTGATCTCTTTGAGATCGTTGCGTGCACCTTTGCGTCCGATGTCTGATCGTTCTCCTTTCTCAATGAATGTGTCATTCACTGGTTTGTTCTTCCCGTTCTTCGTGTATGGCCCGTGTACGTAGTCGTAGTTATCTGTGTCGCTCC